ACTACGTTGACGGCGGATGGCACTATAAGAGTGATTGGGATGAATGGGGAGAGTTTCTCTCGATAGTACGCACTGCGTCTTCGGGAAATTCTCTGCCCCCTTTTCCTCGGTTTAAAGATCCGAGGAGCCTAGGGCATATGGCCAACGGTCTGAGCTTGCTAGCTCAGGCTTTCGGTCGTCGATCTTAACATCAACCGCCAACTTGGAGGCACTAAAATGCCCGCAATCGCTGCATTGACCGTTAATGACGGTCAGACCACGCCTGTTGCTCACACGTTCAACCCCCAGACTACGTCCGGGGCGAAGGCCGTGTGGGCTGACAGGAGTCCCTCGATCCCGGCCGGTTACCGCCTTATCTCTCACGAGGTGGCGGAGCCGAACGGGAATCGTACCGTCTACAAGATCACCATGGGCTTTACTGACCCGAAGGTGGCTACTGTCGACGGCGCTGACACGGTGACGCGTTATAACTCCGCGAAAGTGGAACTTAACGTTCATCCGTCCAGCTCGCTCCAGGATCGGAAGGACCTTCTCGCTTACGTGGCCAATTCTCTCGGCCTCGCAACGATTAAGACCTCCGTTGAAAACCTTGAACCGTTCTATTGAGGTCTGCTATGAACTGGCAGATCCCGGTGAACCGGTGGACGGTTGGAATCGCCGCTGCTTTGCTTGCGGTCTTCGGTGGGGACTTCATCGCCCCCATTGCGAAGATCGTGGCTATGCTTTCGGCTCCATATAGTCCGGCTATGTAAATAGCCTCGATTGGTTTTCAATACCCTAAAGGGTGATCCTATGCGCTGTAAACAACGCAAGCGTGCTGTGTCTCTTGGCTTTAGTGACGAGCGATTCCTCTCGCTCCTGTCCTCCCTCACGGGCATTTCGCCTTGTGGGGTTCTTGGACGGGAAACTCCTCTTGACTTATCCAGTCTTGAGGCTGCGAGGGGCTCTTTGCTTTTATCTGAAGTCTACTCTAAGTTCGACGATGGGAAACCGTCGGAGGCCAAAGAGCAGACCACCTGGAAGAGATTCCAGGAGGCCGAAGAGATGTGTCAGCGAACAAACCAGAGCTACTACACCTTAGCAAACAGAGATCCATTCTGGATCAATGTGAGGCGACGGGTGTGGGATGCTCTTGGGGCGTTCAACTGGGACGAGTGCGCGAAGCACTTTTCTTTTGGTCCGGGTGCTACTACTCGGCTCACCAGGAGGGAGAGCTTTGCAGCTTACAAATACTCGGGTATACCCGAGAGCACATCAGGGAACGCTGGTCTTGCA